CGCTCAGACGATGGTAACGGTGTCGTTCGCGGTGGAGCTTGCAGGATCAGGCGCTGCCGGCACTGCTCCCCAGTATGGCGACTGCCTGCGGGCCTGTGCATTCTCAGAGACCGTCTCGGCAGGCGTTTCGGTGACGTATGCGCCGATCAGCGCAGCCATCGAAAGCGTCACCATCAACTGTAACTATGACGGGGTTCAGCATCTGATTGTGGGATGCCGTGGCACCTTCTCCCTGGAGCTGAACGTCGGGCAGATCCCGAAGATCAATTTCGAGTTCACCGGTCTCTACGCCACCCCGACTGCCACTGCCGCAGCGACCCCCACTTACGCTGACCAGGCAGCGCCAGTGGCAGTCAACTCCGCAAATACCACCGGCATCAGCGTCCACGGCTACGCCGGCTGCCTGGAGTCGCTGACGTTGAATCTGGCGAATGAAGTGACCTACCGGCAGCTGGCTGGCTGCAGCCGTCAGGTGCGAATTACCGACCGCAAGCCTGAGGGAGAGTTCACCATCGAGGCAGTCTCGGTTGCATCCAAGGACTACTGGAGCGCGATCAAAGATCAGACCTTGGGCGAGATGGTGTTCCAGCACGGCCAGACGGCCGGCAACATCGTCACGTTTGACGCCCCGACGGTGAACCTCGGCAGTCCGTCCTACGGTGACTCTGATGGGGTGCTGATGCTGTCGGCGCCGTTCATGCCCAACCCCGATGCGGGGAATGACGAGTTCACTTTGGTCTACACCTGATGTCATTCGTTCTCAAGCAGTCGGCCACCTACAAGTGGCCTGTAACGATTGTGCTGCCGGTCGATGGGGGGCGGCGCGAGAAGTTCACGTTTGATGCTGAGTTCCGCCGGCTGCCGCAGACCAGGATCAACGAGATCATCCGGACGGCCAGACTGGCCGAACGGGGCAAGCTGGACCCCGAGGACGAGATTCAGGATCAGGATGGTGCGAAGGAGATCCTGGCCGGCTGGGATGGCGTCGTAGATGAAAACGGCAAGGCCGTCCCCTTCAGTGAAGGATCCCTAGCCCAGCTGCTGGAGATCCCCACTGTCGCGGGACAGATCATCCGCTGCTGGTTCGAGTCGATCGAAGTGGCGAAACGAAAAAACTGACGGGCGCCGTGGATCATTGGTTCCACGGCGACGGAGCAGCAAGCGATGACCTACATGCCGATGCAGCGGCGCTGGGCGTCATCCTGCCGGATGATGCGGTGAAGCCGCAGAAGTACGAAATCTGGCCGGAGCATGAGGACGCTGTGCTGATGTTCCTCCGGTGCCAGACGCAGTGGAGAGTCAGCAGCTCGGGCGTGATGGGGCTGGATTATGGCGTGGTTCTGGAGCTGTTCCGCCTTTACGATGTTCAGGACCCCCGCCGCACCTTGGAGGATTTGCAGGTGATGGAAGCGCGGGCAAGGGAGCTGATCAACCAGGCGGCGAATGAGAAGCCGAAGCGCAGCGCAAAGCGGGGGGCACGCTGATGGCAATGAATCTTGATGCCGTCCTGAAGATCACGGCGAAGGTCGCCGGCCTGGATGACCTGGGCCGACTGGAGAAGGGCATTCTGGGGGCGGAGAAGGCCGCGAAGTCGGCGCAGGATGGATTCTCCGGCATGGTCAAAAGCTCGTTGTGGCAGGGGGCTGCCGTTGCGGCTACAGCAATCAGCGTTGGGATTGGCCTGGCGACGCGCGCCGCGATCGACTTCGAGGCCTCGATGACGGAGGTCCGGAAGGTGGTTGATGGACTGGACAGTCAGTCGGCATTTGAGCAATTGCAATCTGAGGTCCTTGCCTTGAGCAAGGAGCTGCCGATTGCGGCTGAAGGATTTGCTGCGATCTACGCCGCTGCTGGTCAGTCGGGGATTGCGCGTGAGGAGCTGGAGGGATTCGCGCGTGTGGTGTCGAACGTGGCGACCGCGTTCGACTTGACGGCAGAGGCGTCCGGGGCAGCGCTGGCTCAAATGAAGGTGGCGCTGGGGCTGACGGTGGATCAGACATCGCTCTTGGCTGATGCGATGAACTACCTCAGCAACAACACCGGATCATCCGGGGCGAGCCTTGTGGAGTTCATGAGTCGCGCTGCGGCAGTGGGCAAGATCGCTGGACTGTCAGGTGAGCAGACCGCGGCGTTTGGCGCGGCCATGATTCAGACGGGGATTCAGTCTGAAGTGGCCGCGACGGCATTCCGGAACATGGTCGGCGCACTGTCGAAAGGGCCGGCAATGACTGACAAGCAGAAGAGCGCGCTGGGGGAGCTTGGGTATGCGATGGGAGACGCCGCTGCCGAAGAACGGCGTCTCACTCAGGCTGTAGAGGCCGAAAGCCAGCGGCGCCTCGATGCTGCGCGTGATGAGACCGACGAGCTACTGAAAGAAATTCGTCGGCGATACCGCGATCAAGAGCGACTGATTGGGGACAGGCTTGATGATCAGACCGAGAAGGTCAGGACTGCGGCCGAGGATCGAGCGGATGCTCAGGTTGACGCCTTGCGCCGAGAGCAGACCTACATGATCAAGATGGCCGAGCAGCGAGCACAAGCCGCAGGCCGATCGGCTGATGCTGAGGTGGAGTCCATCAGGAGGTTCTACGAGGGCCGGATCGAAGCTGTTCAGGATGGCCTGAGGGTTGAAGTGAAGGCGATTGAGCGATCTGCCAGAGACAAGCGACAGGCGATTGGCGACCAACTCGAGGACCAGCAGGAGATGGAGGTGAAAGCGGTCAATGCTCGGGCACAGGAGGTGCAGAGGGTCGAGGAGGCGCGACGCGAGGAAGGGATCCAGTCAGCGAAGGAATCCGCCAAGGCGACGGCTGATGGGTACGCGCAGGCATTTAGCGATGGTTTCCAGCGTGACGCATTGGGCACCATCCGACAGGTGTTGGGCCGGATCGCCGCGCTGCCAGAGGCGCAGCAGCTGTCCACATTGACCAGTGTCTTCGGAGAGGAGGCCGCCCGGGGGATTGCGCCGTTGCTGTCCAATCTGGGCGAGCTTGACCGGGTGCTGGGACTGGTTGGCGATAGCGCCAACTATGCAGGGTCGAGTGCTGCAGAAGCGGCGATCAGGGCGATGGCCACAGATGCGCAGCTGCAGATCTTCTTCAACAACCTCCGCGCGTTGGCGATCGAGATTGGAAAGTCGGTCTTGCCCGCGCTGGTCGGCCTGGCGCGGGCTCTGGGCCCGATCATTCAAGGCCTGAGCCAGTTCGCGCAGCAGAATCCGCTGATCACGACGGCAGTGGTGGCGATTGGCGGGGCGTTTGCTGCACTGGTCGCCGCAGCACCGATCGTCGCGTCAATCCTGTTCACGCTCAATCAGTTCGGGATCACATTCGCCGGATTTGGCACTGTGTTCGCAGGAGCGATGACCGTGGTTCAGGTGGCATTCAGTGGATTCCTGACTTGGCTGACGGCCACGGCACTGCCGGCGATCCTGGCGTTCTTTTCTGGGCCCGTGGGCTGGACCGTGCTCGCGGTGGCGGCAGTGGTGGCAATGTGCCTACTGTTCCGCGAGCCGATCATGGAGTTCGGCGCGTGGCTGGGTGAGGCGATCGGGGAAATCGCGCAATCGTTCTGGGAGTGGACGCAACCAATCCGCGACTTCTGGGTGGCCCGATGGGAGGAAATGAAAAAGACGGTCGAGTTCTGGGCGAAGACGATTGGCCCGGTCATGGAGTGGGCTATGAAGGCCATGATTGCGGTCGTCTGGGGGACGTTGGTCGCGCCATGGATCAGGATCTGGGACAACATCCTGAAGAGGCCGATTGTCTCCCTTCTGTCATTCCTAACGCAAGCATGGAGCGCTGCCATTAGGTCGATCACGAACGGCTGGCAGGCTATTGGCCGGCTGTGGGATGCCTATGTGATCCGCCCTGTGGTGGGTGGGTGGAATCTTGCCATCAGCAACATCACCAACGCAGTGGCCGCCGTCGTCAGTCCGATTCAGGATGCATGGCAGGCGATCCGCACCGGCTTCGAGAGCTACATAGTGGAGCCGATTCAGTCGATGTGGACCTCGTTAATGGGCTTTATCAAGGGTGCGCTGAATGGATTCCTGAGCGGATTCGGCTCTGCCGTCAATGCGATGGTTGGCATTGTCAACCAACTGGTAGACGCCTACAACGCTATCCCGATTCGACCTTTCACATTGAGCCGCCTACCGACGTTCACGGTCCCGCAGTTCGCCGATGGTGGCGTTGTGTCTGCCCCGACGCTGGCCATGGTTGGCGAAGGTGGAGAGCCGGAATACATCATTCCGGAGTCGAAGATGGCGCAGGCATCGTCTAACTTCATGGACGGGGCAAGGGGAGCTAGTGTCTTGTCTGGTCGCGCACGTCAGCCGCAGATCATCACCCCGCGCGTGATGACATGGCAGGAGTACAACGCCGAGCTGGAAAGAACCAGGAAAGCCATCATGAAGAAGGAGTCTTTATATCTGGCCGCAATCAAGAAGCGAGAAGCTCTTGACAAGCAGGCTGCGAACAAGATGCGGGAACAGATGAAGATGTGGGAACAGATGAAGGCGCAAGGCGCAGCAACTGACCAGCTTGACGGGGTTGCCATTCCGGCATCGCTGCCTGGATATATGCGATCGACTTCCGTCAATGCCGGTCTGGGGGCAACAATCAAGCCTGAGCCGACCACTGTTCAAATCAATATCACGACAGGTCCGGTCCTGGAGTTCAACGATGAACGGTGGGTCAAGGTGAAGGATCTGAACCGTGCGATGCAACAGACGGCTGATGCTGTCCTGGGTCGCATGAGGACACCTCGAACCAGAATGGCTCTAGGGGCGCGCTGACATGGCAAGAGCGATTGCGCAGCTCCTTCGCATCCATGATGGAACGGTCGACTATCAGCTGTTCCAGAACCACTGGAGGGAGCCCATCTTCTACGGGGGCAAACAGTGGCGGTTCGTTCCGTTCCAGGCCTCGGCCATCGTCGCTGGCCTTAGTGGCGATGAGGCTGGCATGACGGTCGACTTTGCGGCAGACGGGCTAAATGTGCCGGCCGTTCAGTGGGCCATCGGCCAGAAGCGCCTCGTCGAGTTGACGATGCTGCAATTTGACAGCGAGGGAGCAGGGAGCCCACCGGCCGCGGCGGAAGTGATTGGCAGCTTCGCTGGAGAGGCGACGGGTGCGACGGCAACCTTGACGCGGATTTCCATGCAGGTCGGCAGCATCCTGGCGCCGATTGGCAGCCAAATCCCTCCAAAGACGATCACGCCGAACCTGATCGGCAAGGGGTGCATTCTGTGAGCTTCATCTTCTCTGATGCCAGCACGAACCCCTCGGCGGCACCGCTTGAGTCTGACGGCGGCCAGTCGCAGATGGAGCGGGAGCAGAAGTCCGCGAAGATCGGCGACCCGGTCCCGGTTGTGTGGTGCCGGCAGCGGAGCACGACGGGGGGGGTGCTGCTGTCCCCACCGGCGACCGAGTGCCGGTTCACAAATGACGCCAGCAACAATGTCACCGCCAGCTACCACTTGCTGCTTTCTGATGGTGATGTCCCTGGGGTGCAGGTGCGTGATGTCTTCCAGGGCGTGACGCGCAGGGGAACGATCACGCAGAGCTACAACCAACGCGCTGGGCAGTGGCTACCTGGTAACGCGCTGACCCTGCAGGCTGGCTTCACATTGCCTCAGGCCACGAAGTTCTGCGGATCCGTCGGCGTCTGCGCTGGCGTTTCGACGCTGAGCTTTGTGGCGACAGTGAACCATCCCTCGACGGACTGGAAGCAACAGGTCCACCTCTTCATGCGTGGTGGCGTGAAAGTGACCAGGCTGGCGGATGCGACCCTGGGCCCCAGCGACAACTATCCGGACCTGATTCTTTGGCTGCTGCGGAACTCCAGCCGAGTGGATGACGATCAGATCGACCTTGATGGCATGGAGGCCGCGGCAGACTTCACTGAGGCGAATGAGTTCTGGTTTAACGGGATCCTGAGTGATCGGCAGAACCTGCCGGAGATCCTCGAGCGGTGGTCCCGCTACTACTTCCTGCGATACACGACAGTGGGCGGGAAGCATACGTTGCGACCTCTTCTGCCGCTGACTGGGACGGCATTCTCAACCGGGGTGGTTCCCTGGCGGATGACGTTCGATGAACGGCTGGTCATTCCAGAGTCAGTCCAGGTCAACTACGTTCCAACGGCAGACCGTCAGACGATCGCTGTTCGGGTCCTGTGGCGCCAACAACTAGAGGACGCCCCTGGGTTCCTTCGCGTGGCGGAGCTGCGCTATGTCGGCACACCTGATGGAGGGCCCTACGAGGAACACAACATCAGCGACTTTGTGACAACCGAAGATCACGCCATAAAGTTTGGGGCCTACCTGCTGGCCAGGCGGCGTTATGTCACGCACACAATCACCCTCTCGGCCCGACCTGAATGGCACAGCGCGAACCTGGAGGAGGGGGACATCGTTCGGGTGAACCTGGAGCGGCTGGCGGTCGGTGCACCGGTTGCCGCCATCAACTGGCTCTACGAGATCGACCGGATCACAAAGGCCGCCAACGGTGACACGATCTACGAGATGACCCACTTCCCGCTTGATGTAGATGGTGGAAGCCTGATTGCGGCCGATGTGATCGCCGCAGAAGGGACAGGCGTGATCCTGTTGCCTAATCGAAGCGGCGTGATCAATGACGTGAACTCAAGTGGGAATACATCGGTTCCGACCATGAATCTTGCTCCGCCCACCCCAGGCGACCCGCTGGACCCTGGCTATGTCAACACAGGAGTCACGCCCGGTGTGGAGTATCCCGTCGAGCCGATCAGTGAGATCCCTCTTCCAGAGTTCGACCCGGATGGTGTGATCGTTGATGGCGGTGCTGGTATCCCCGGCGCTGGTGGCGATCCGGTCGTGGGCGGTGGATCCGGCGGCGGCGGCGGCGGCGGCGGCGGTGGTGGCGGTGGTGGTGGATCGCCTGGTGATGATGGCAGTGGCGCACCATCCGAGCCGTCTGATCCATTGGATGACCCAGTGCCGCCGGCGCCAATTCCGCAGCATCCCAATGGCGCAGGAGCCGGCATACCACTTGCTGCCCCGGTGATCTGTGCCGAGCAGGATGTGCAGTGGAATCTCAACGGCGCGCCGATCTCTGGCGCCACTGGGTCCAGTTACACTCCAGGCGCTGGCGATGTCGGCGGAGAGATCTCGGCCGACATTCAGTGCCCAGATGGGCCGTTGATCCAGACGCCGCCGATCTACATCCCTCAGTCAATCTCATGGAGTGGACCGGTTCTGACAGCCCAGGCAACGATCGTCGTCTCGTACCTGAACCGTCAGCGGCAGGGAATCTGTCCCGATCCCGGCAACGGTGCGTTCACCGACTTCCCTGGTTCACAGACTGTGAACATCACGAACTTTACAGACTTTGGGCTTTACACAAGGAATGCAGACGGCTCCTTCAGTGGCTTTACTGGTGGCGGCAAGGTGATATGCGGCGCTGGTGGCGGCTTCCAGGACAACTTAGTGCTGAGATGGTTCAACGGAAACACGCAAGTTGGAGCAATCGATATTGTTGGAGCTAACATTTCTAGCTACCCGACGGGTCAGTATCGAGAGCACCGGACTACAGCATCGCTGCAGGTGACTTTCGTCACCGGAAACCTGAGCCTACTCGACCTGGTGATTCAATACCAGGAGCCATTCTGGTCTACGGTATGACCCCATCTGAACGGCTAGTAATCTGTCGTGGCTGTCCGCACTTCCAGCCAGCCATGGTCCGCTGTGCGTTGTGTGGCTGTCTGATGCAGTTCAAGGCACGATGGCCAAAAGCAAAGTGTCCCGATGGGAGGTGGTGAGGCATGGCTGACTTCCCCGCGCTGAACCCATCCGGCCGACTGCTGCAGATGCCGCGTCAGGCGATGACGCGGATGCGTGCATTGAACGGCTACGAGGGCAGGGTGCGCCATGGCGCACAGGCTGAGGATGGCCGGGTGACGCTTACTTTCAAGGCACTGAGCGAAGCTAATCTGCTCGCCATCGCCACGCACTACCGGGGGCAACGGGGCAGGATCCAGCCGTTTGACCTACCGATCGCCGTGTGGTCTGGCCTGGATGCAGATCCGACACCTGCGGGTCACCAGTGGCGCTACCTGGAGCGGCCCACATTTGACCCTGTCGGCTGCGACTACTGGGATGTGACTGTGACGCTGGAGACAGCGCGGATCATGGTGCCGGTGCTGCAGGGACTCGATCTGGTGATCAACCTGAGCGTTGCGGAAGGCGACGGAGAGCCTGGTGGTGGCGGGTACACACCAGCAGATTCCGACGCTGCGGCCTACATAACAGCTGTCGAGGCTGCAGACGGGACAACGCTGGAAGATGGCGTCAAAGAAGCTATTGATGATTTTGTTATTGGCTGCAAGTCAGACGGGATCTGGGCGAACATTCAAGCTGCTTGCATTTTGGCAGGTGCGCGGACACTGGCCGGGGCATTGGTGCCGCTGAAAGGCGCGGCGCCTACCAATAACGGCTTTGTCGGCGGGGATTACAACCGAGAGACGGGCCTGATAGGTAACGGCAGCAGTAAGTATCTAAACAGCAATCGAGCCGATAACGCCGATGGCCAGGATAATTCTCACTTGGCTGTCTATGTTTCTACGGCAAGCTCCAACAGTTCAGGCACCGCTGCATGGTACGCAGGGGTTGGTCAGTTCCCGACTACTCCCTTTTCGTACCGTGGAATTAGCAGGCACAACAACATTAGTAGCCTGACAAACGTTGCAGGATTTTCCCGTACAGACAGCCCTAGCGCGATTGGCACGCTAAACGCGACCGGATTCATGGGCGTATCCCGGTCCGGTAGCAGTTCCTACGCCTACAGGGCGGGTGGCGCCGGGGGCACTGCAACCGGAACATCGTTAACTCCATCAGCCAACACAATCAAGGTTTTTGCTGTCTCGGAAGCGGGGGCGGCGTATTCTTTTGCAAATGGCCGGATAGCGTTTTATTCGGCTGGCGGCAATCTTGCGTTGGCAACGCTGGAGGGCCGCGTAAATACGCTGATGACCGACATTGCCGCCGCCATCCCATGACAGCGCGGTGCTCTCACTCTCGGTAGAGTGCTCCCATGGCCAGCTTTGTCTACCGCTCGTTTCTGCCTGACCTGATGGCTGGCGACATCGTGCCCGAGACGGACACGTTCTACGCCATGCTGCTGCAGGCTGCGTACACCCCTGACGCGGCCACTCACGCCAAGCGCTCGAACCTGACCAACCAAACCAGCGGCACCGGATACATAGCAAACGGGAAGGCTTGCGCGTTGACCGTCACTCGCGATGATGTCAACCATCGCCTGATCCTCGCGCTGGGGGCGCTGCAGTGGCCGACCAGCACCATCGAAGCTAGGTATGCGGCCTATTACAAGCGACGCGGCGGCGCGGCCTCCGCTGATGAGTTGGTGGCCCTGCTGGACCTGGGCGAGACGATCAGCACTACAGCCAGCA